TACCGAGTCTGTTGCGTCCGAGATTAAAAGCCATGTTGACCAACACACGCTGTACTTGAGCAGGCAGTGATGCAAAGTTTAGAAACAAAGCGCAACAGTCTGCAACAGCCTCATCGAAATCAGACTTAAACCATTCTAACACCTGTTCCATTGAGACTTCAGTGCCAACAGGCATCTCCTCATCTCCAACCAACATATGTCCGATACCTGCGGTTGCATAGCCCTCTGAACATAGATAAACATCTGTCTTACAGCCTTCATGCTTCGTAAGATCTAGTTTAATCTGTTCAATCAAGTCTTCAGTCATCTGATTCCACCGGTTCAATATCTATAATGTCATCATCGTTCTGCACAGCGGCTTGTGTACCAACACCAGTAATAGTGATAGAGACACTGTTCTTGCCTTGTGAGAGCTTATCCTTTTCAAAGTAGCTAACCGGTAACATCCGATCCATTAGCAACTTCCAAGCCGCTGCTTGATTCTTGTGTTCGTCGTCTAACGCCGCATCGAATATTGCATCCATCACCTTACCAGACTTTGGTGAAGCTAACATCCGAGCTTTATATTCATTAATAATAGAGGCATCACCGGGTGGTCTACCTCTAACACCTCTGTTGCCTTCTTTCTTAGCAACAACTTCGCCTTTCTTAGGCCGACCCGGACCTCTTTTTACTGGTTCAGTCATGGAACTACACCGTTTTATCCATAGGCTTCATAGTCTAGCACAAAAACAGTGCAAAGTCAACCTTTTTGGCATGCAAGTTGCATAACAGACGACAGTGCAAGATCTGTAAAGTTATCAAAGGCTTGATATATCACATAAAAGTTATAAAAACAGTCTTTTTTATAGCTTTTAAGTCTTATTTTAGCCTCTTGCAAGTCTATGCGGGTACTATAATAATATTAAAGTCCTGTAGCCCCTCCCCGGGCCTTTAAAGCAGGGCAGGGCAGACTGCACCAAAACAGTGCAGACGCACCAGAACGGTGCAGGCTGACGCACCAAGATGGTGCAGGCCTGTGCAGTCTGTAAAGCGCTGGCATACAGGGCAGGCGGTAAAGCTTCGGGGCTGTTTTTGCGCCGGTGCAGGCTGACAAGACGACGAAGTATGAGAGACGGTCAAGGTACCTCTGAAGTCTCTTCAGTCTCAAAAGCCTGCCACGCTATCAGCTCGCACACTGTAAAGACTAGGCCGATTGTAAAGGCCTGCAACAGCCTGTATTGCTTCGGTGCTTAGGTAGGTATTACTTTGGGCATAGAATCGCTTGTAGGCGCTTAGGATGCGTCATAGGCGTAAGCTGCCGAATGCTTTTGAGGGATGCGATGCATGTACTGCAGGCAAAAAAAAAGCCCGGAATAAACCGGGCTGAATTGAGGGAATTGTGTAGGCTGTTACAGGTCGAAGACCAGCCAGCCAAGAAACGCTATCGCAATGCCGATTTCAATCAGTTCTAGCATGATGCGATAACCTCTGGATTCGGTACGACAAAGTTATTCGCTTGTTTCTTTGCTTTACCTTTAGCACGTAAACCGATAATGATTCCGGATGGATCATCGATGCGAATATCATGCAAATCACCATCAACTACCGGGCGGCCTAGGAACTTGGCAGGTAAACCATTAGAAAAGACAACAGCGATATTTGCACCTTTATGCAATGCCCGAATAACTTGATTGGAATATCCCGGTTGGTTGGAATAGCTAAACGTCAAATGGTAGTTGTCGGGCATAAACTTAGAACCGATACGGCCTTGGCGCTTCGTATAATCATAGAAACGGATTTCCGGAAAAGCTTGAGGGATTCCGTAGGCTTCCCATGCGATATCAGACAAGACGTTAAGACGAACTACAGGCTGAAGTCCCTCACGTTTACCCTTGCGCTCGAGTGCATGTAGATCCTTTCGTAGTTGATCAAGAAACCCGTCTTTATCGCATCGGAACCAGTCGGCCTTAGATTTGCGAGCGGCCTGCACATTCTTGAATATTCCACGGCCTGCAGACTGCAAACAAGTTTCCATGCATCCGGCGGCCTTAGCGCCCGGGCATATGTCATCGGCTGGCATTAGTGATAGGCCAGCGAATAGATAGCGGCCTTTGGCGGCCTTGTTAGTCTTGGCAATTTTCGAGTTGCCATCGATTGATAAAAGTCTCATTGGATTAATCCTTAATCATTAAATAACAAAGTTTGAACACGGTACTAGCAGTGATAGCGTCTTTTTCATCCGCAAAAGTAAACCGCAATGTATTGCCGTCTTTAGGATAATCGGCAATGGTATCAAAATCGAAAATCCCGACATAGTGTAAGAGCGCTTCAAGATAGTCTGAATTGTCATACATTGGTTGTTGTCCATCCAAATAGTCTTTTAACCGCATACCGGAAAGGCTATTGGGTATCTGTACAGACCAAGCAGGAACATCGCTATAAGGGTTTTCGACTACGTCCAGCATCATACCGGCGCTTATATCTGTGTTGGAATTAATCCATTGGTTGTTCATGGTTAGATCCTTAGCGGCCCGAAGGCCGCAATAGTTGGTTGATACTACACCCAATTCCAAAGCTGGCGGGCTGGTTTGCGCTTTTCAATACCTACTGACACTTTGCCGAGGTGCGCTTGTTTGAACGTATCGCCGCCGTCGAACCCGAAGCGATACTGTTTTTTGCGAAGGCCTATCAGACCAGCAATGCGCTTGTTACATATGTACATATCGAAACGAATGCGTCCGTTTTGTACGTCCGAAGCTTTTAGGCTGAAGAGTTGAAACTTAATCATAATGTATCGCTCCTATGCGATTGGTTGAAAAATACCGGTTGTCGCCGGTGACACATTATAAGCATAAACGAACCCAACAACTACAATTGTATATTTCAATCGTTTCGTCTTTATCGATAGCGAACGATCTATGCACCAACCCGGTGCGCTCTCCCCTCTTCAGATTTCTGAAATTTCAGGATATAGAAATAAAACTGTATAACATATAGATAAGGGACTGCGAGGTCCACGATGTTGGGACTGTTGCACCCTGCTTTGTCATTAACGCTTGACTTGTCTGCAACATCCTTTATAATCGAACACTCAATCAACAACATAGGACTGTGAAGCCCATGAGATGTAAAGCCTGCAATGTCGAACTCAATAACTTTGAGTCAACACGGAAAAGTTCTGTTAGCGGAGAGTTCTTAGATCTCTGCAACAGTTGTTACAAACATGTAAACTATGACATCCAAGCTATTGAAAGATATGACTTAATGGATGTTGAAGATGAGGTTGACAGCTACGAAGATTAATGTTACCCTCCTATATAGACTATGTAGCTTTAACGCTAAATAGCTAAATAGTTCTTTAAGGTTTTATACATAGACTGTTAGAGACTATGTATACATAGCTAAATAGCTAAGTAGAGGTTCTATGAACGGTAAGATTCCGACAGTACAGCGTTGCCCTCTCAACGGAGGCTTGACCGGTGAGTCAGCTTACAAGTGGGCATTGTTCATTGCAGATGAATATTCGTTTGACTCTGATGACCCGTTGCTGTACGATGTATTTAAATCGATGGCAGAGTCGTTAGAGCCTGTGAAAGGCAAAGCAACTGTGGCATCGTTCCACTCTAACAAACTGGAAAAGGAAATATTGAAATGGACTCAGTCTACGGATTAGATAACGTCAGCACCATTATCTTAGTCAGGGAGCTGGATAAGCGGGTGTTTTACTATGACGGTGAAGATGACTGTCTGTGCAACGTCACTGAAGAGTCTATCCAGTCGCTGAAAGAAGCGTTACAATCGGTGTTAGAAGAATACACTGATGTTGTATTACAAAGGATACAGGATAATGACTAATCAAGAAATCTGTGAGCTGTATGACAGCAATCCCAACATCACACTCAGTCAGCTCAGTGCTTGGACTGGATTAACGGTGTTAGAGCTTAAAAGGATATTGATGCAATGACTTCAATGCAAGTTAAACCTCTACCATGCTCAGAGACAGATGTATGGTTGTTACAAAAACATTATGCTAAAAGAAAATGTCAACGTATGTTTTGTTTTGGCCTCTATGTCGATGACCTGCTAGAGGGTGTTGTAACTTATGGAATGCCTCCGTCACCACAGGTAGGTAGAGGGTTTTTAGGCGAAGAGCATCGTACTAAGGTTTTAGAGTTGAATCGTCTGTGCATTAATGACACAGCTCCGAAAAACTCTGCGTCTTTTCTCGTCGGTAACAGCCTCAAGAAGCTAAAGGATTGGGTCATAGTAAGCTATGCTGATGGAGCAATGGGGCATATAGGTTATGTATATCAAGCAACTAATTTTCTGTACTGTGGTGCTAAAAAGGCACACGATAAAGAATATTTCGTAGACGGTAAGTGGGTACACGCCAAGGTATTAACTAACCGAGGCATCACCGCACCATCACAGTGGGCGAAAGATAACGATATCGAAACAAAGCTTCCGCAACCTAAACATCGATACATATATTTCGCAAACAAAAAATATAGGAATCATTTAAAATATGATACACTCCCCTATCCAAAAGGAGATACGCAACGGTATACATCTCCAGATATAACACCTCAACAGGAGTTAGTCTAATGATTGATCAACAAACAGGCTGTGATGACAACTACAATGAAGCGTTGCAATTCTGCATCGAAGAGATCATTGAAGAGATCCACAGAGTGAAAGAGCTTGACAAACTGTCAGTGGAGTCAATATACTATTCAATGTTCGGTCAAGAGATCGAAGCCCGTTATGAAGAATACCTACAGGAGCTACAGGTATGAAACTTCCGCACAGTTTAATCGATAAAAAAATTATGGTGTTGAATGGGCCTATAATTCCCGGACGAATTGATCCATCAGCGCTTGAAAGAGTTGAAATAAATTATTTGGATAATGAAATCAGTATCGCTAGTATGCGTTATCCAAATTCCTATTTAGTCAATCATCTATCTAATATGATTAACGAACTAAAACAGGACATCATCGCTTTAAGAGCGCATATTTCTTACATTAATTGCGAACAAGAGGACGCATTATGAATACAATCTACACTCTGGAACAGCTTAAAGAATATCTCTCAACCCTGCCAATCGGTGTTGACGCTGTTGATACCATCACTGAATATGCTCAGTTGATGGAGAATCGAATGGACTACATCCGCAAGCGTGTTGACACAGCCGCTAAATTGCTCGGTCAAGATTTGATCACGGAGTCAATGGATGAATATTGATGTCAGAACAGCCAGAGCGATGACCCCATTGTTGGAAGAGGCTTTAGAGCATCTCAAGAAAGCCAGTGAGCTAATCCACGACACCGGGGACATCGAAGATGACGAGTTAGATAATGTAT